CTTGGATGATAGCTCCGGCACTTGCCCTCCTCGTCCCACAGGGGCCGGGGCTTGCACTTGCCCACCACCTCTGCGTAGTTGCAGGCCCACATCCGGTTCGGCCCGGTCATTCCGTACCGGCACGCCCGGCATCTGCTCCAGTCCTTCAAGCCTCCACCATCTCCCTTATTTCTCCAGCCGCTCCAGCAGCCGCATGAAGCCGTAAACCGCCGTCCCGGCTCCCAGATACACCAGCGCCCATGTCAGCGCCATTCCGTCTCCTCCTCTCGCTCCGCCAGTTCCTTTTCCTCGTCCCGGATGGCTTTCGCCTCCGCATCCAATACCGTGTCAGATGTCCGCATCGGATGCATCCTCCTTTTCCGGCTCCAGTTTCCACACATCCCGTGTGACCTTGGAAACCTGGGGGATATCCCCCGCATACAGGGCGTTCAGGAAATCGTCCTCAATGGTTCCGCACAGAACAAAGTATGACTCTGTGATGACCTTGTACCCGGAATATAGGGTTGTCTTGTTGCTGCCGCTAACCAGATCGCCCAACTCGGCCACATTGCACTCCGACCACATAGCTACACGGTCGCCGCGCTTCTCAGCCACGATGGCGTAGTAATGTCTTTGCATCTTCATTCCTCCTAAATTCTCACTTGCCTGATCTGTCCAGTTTGTCCACCAGCCGAACAAACCAATAACTCACCGTTGCGGCCCCGATGATGACCAGCGTCAATGTGTACCCGTCCATCAATTCACCTCCGCAGCGCACAGCGTGTCGCACATACCCTTGCAGGGGCAGGCCGGACAATCGCACTCCAGCGGGCTCTTCTCTTCGCACAGCGCATCGTGCCGTGCCAGAAAAGCATCCTCCAGCGCCCTGTATTCCTGTCTGCTCATGTCTCCTCCTCCCGCTCCGCCAGCCATTCGTCCACCTGCCGCCGGAAGATCAGAAACACCCGGCTCTTCTCGCTGCGGACGCATACCCCGAAGGGCAGCACCCCCTGCTCGATGCCGTCGGCCACCGTCTTGTTGCCGATGCTCACGCCCCGCTCCCGCAGATACGCCGCCGTGCCGTCCAGCGTCATCGTCTTGACCATCCTTCCTCCTCCTTTTTTACTCCGATTCCTTCACCAACTCGTCCAGCGTCACGCCGAAGTGCTCCGCCAGCAGATTCATGTGCTTGGGATGCGGCGTCGTACCGCTCTTCCAGTTGGCAATGGATGTCTGGTGTACCCCCAGCTCCTTCGCCAGCCGATAGTTGCTCTCGCCTCGCTCCTTCTGCAGCCGTTCCAGATTCTTTCCATCAAACTTCAAGGTCTCACCTCCAAATTAGATATGCCTCCCTTGACAAATTAGAGTATTTGCAGTACAATATAGATGCTGTCCCATATCGTGTCTGCGTCAGCCCGCTCTGCCGGGGTGGCTTGGTTTCTTGTTGCTCGGTATGGTCTAAGTATACCCTAACTTCGGGTATTTGTCAATCTAAATTCGACTATTAAAATACACGAAATTAGGGGGTGCATTCTTGTGCCATTTAGCCAAAATTTAATTTACTGCATGAATCAGCGGGGGTACAGTGCATACCGTCTGGCCAAAGTGCTTGGGGTCAATAACCAAAGTACGGTAAATTGGATGGAAGGCAAAAACGTCCCGCATCCAAAAACACGGCAAAAAATAGCAGATCATTTCGGCATTACCGTCGCCGAACTGGACGGGGATGAACTGCCGGTGCTGCCGCCGGATGGCACAAAAAAAGCCCCCGAAAGCACAAAAAAAGAGCCCGCCCCATTGGACGAGCTCTTGCCCGGCTATGCCCTGCTCACCGAGGAAAATAAACTCAAGGCGCAGGAGTACATTGCTCTTTTATTAAATTCGCAACGTAATCCCTGACCTTCTCCCGGTTCTCCTCAGTCAGCTGGCGGAACTGCTCCGCCGCCCTCTCCTGCCGCTGCTTTTTGCTCTCTTCGTTCATGTCCTTTTCCCCTTTCGCAGAAAGTGCTTCTGCTATTTGTCCCTCTTTTCCGCCTTTGTTGTATTCCCTGTTGCATCCAAACGTGCAACAAATTAAAATTTTTTCAGAGGTGCATTATGGTCTTTGCCCTGATTCTGATTGCAATTCTCATCGTCATCCTTTACTTCGATAGCCGGAAGGCCGCTGGAAAAGACCCGCTCCCCTCCAAAAAGCCAGAACGTATTTCCGAGAGCACCGTTATAAAATGCGAATTGTCCAAGCTGTTTGTCATCTATGGTCGCTCCATCAATGGTTTGTTTGATGAAACAGTCGCTGCGGAGGAGGCGAAAAAAGCGTCCCCCGTCTTTCTGCTCATCGTCGCCCGGTTGGCCCTCAGCTCCACCGGCGTTCTCACCAGATCCTCCCGCACCGTCAACGAGGAGATGACCCGCATCTACCACGAGATGACCGCTCTGTATGGCATTGCCAGAACCAATCAGTATGTGAATTATTTTCAGTCCTTCCTGCCGCCAAAAAACAACATTCCCCGCTGTGATATCTTTTTGGGCGACTCCTCCGTGTTTTCCGGCCAAGACTACGATTATCTCGGGGTGCTGGTGGTCGCCTTCGGGGACGCTCTCGTAAATCCGGCTCTTGTCACCGAAGGTCCCTCTGCTCCGGTTTGCCTCATTGGCATAGACAACCTTTTCGAGGTAGCCTCCATGGTCTCCAACGGCCTTGCCCCCTGCGTGAACCGGTTTGTGGAGGCCATCGACGCCCACTTTGAAGCTCATAAAGACTTCTATGCGAAATAAAACCAGCCCCGCCGCCCCCGCACCGGACGGCGGGGCTTTCCGCAGGCTTCCGGCGTCCCCGCCTGTGCCTGTGTCCCCATGATATCAGACATTTTGTTTTTATTTTGTCGAAAAGGAGGTTGTTCCGCTTGAACTGCATAAAATGCGGTGAAGCCCTGCCGCAGGGGGCCCTGTTCTGCCCCGCCTGCGGCAAGCGCCAGACCAAAATTCCCAGAAAATCCGCCAAGCGCCCCAACGGCTCCGGCACCGTTTATCGCTTGCAAGGCCGCAGGAGCCGCCCGTGGGTGGCTGCGAAGAACAAGGTCATCGTGGGATACTACCCTACCAAAAAAGACGCTGTGGATGCCTTGGAGCGCCTTTCCGGCCAGTCGCTCACCGAGCGGTATAATATGACCTTTGCCCAGGTATTCGAAGCGTGGAAAGAGGAGCATTACAAAGCGATCGGCAAGCAGGGGATAGAATCATATAACAACGCCTACCGCATATTTACGCCGTTGCACGGAAAAAAGTTTCGTGATCTCCGCACCGCAGACTTTCAGGCCGTACTTGACCCACACATGGACAAGAGCCATTCCACCGTGAACAAGTACAAGCAGCTCATAACGCAGATGTCGAGCTGGGCAATCCGGGAGGAAATCTGCACGACAAATTTCGCAAAATTTGTGCGCTTGCCGGAGAATGTCAAAAAAGAAAAGGACATCTTCACGGAGGAAGATATCCGTAAATTGGAATCCGACAACAGCGATGCGGCGAAAATTGTCTTGATGCTGCTGGCAACGGGTATGCGTATCGGGGAACTGTTTTCTTTGCCGCTGGCAAACTATCACGGGGATTATGTGATCGGCGGCGAAAAAACCGAAGCAGGACGAAATCGAATTATCCCCATTCGCCCGGAGGGGAAACAGTATTTTGCCTACTTTGCGAAGCAAGCAACGGGGGAACTGCTGTTATCCGGCTACGATGGGCAAAAAGTCCCGGCGAACTTCCGCAGGCGAGATTATTACCCGCTGCTGGAGCGGCTGGGCATAGAGCGCAAGACCCCACACGCCACACGCCATACATATGCGTCCCGTGCGGTAAAAGAGGGATTGCCCCCGGAAATGCTGCAAAAAATACTCGGACACGCCGATTATTCCACCACCGCAAACATATATACGCACATAGACGCACAGACACTTGTGGACGCTGTTACTAACACGTTACTAACAAATAAGAAATGAGAAAAAGAGAAAAGCCTTGAAACCGTTGAGTTTCAAGGCTTTTCTTGGTGCCCCGTCGGGGATTCGAACCCCGGACACCCTGCTTAAAAGGCAAATTTCTCCACCGATTTGCTCAGCATTACGCAGCTTTTGACGCATTATTGCGCATTTCTGGCAGCATTTACACGCATAAAGTTACACAATGTTTCACAGGTTCTCTCCGGTTACTAACAAATTACTAACAATGTTAGCCCTTCACGACACTGTGATAGTATGCTGCCAGCTTCTCACCGGGGCCTTCTGCGTCCTTGTCGAAGAGGAACGCCCGTGCCATGTCTGCGAAGAATTCGGCATTGTTCACGCCGTACTTGGAGGCCACCATGCAGTAGTCCGAGTACATCATGTTCATGGTCACGTTCCACTCCGCATCGGACACATGATCCGGGGAAATGCCGAACGCAGCAGCCAGAGGCGTGGTCTGGTATTCACTCCAGTGTCCACCGGTGGTGCCGTCCTCGTTGACCATCCGGTCGTTCCAGCGCTGGATATCCTGCTCCGGGAAGTCCTCCGATGCCGTCATGCACTTGCCCATTTCGTTGATCTTCGCCCAGCACTCCGCCATGCCCCGCACGGCGGAGGCGGAGCGCTCGGAAACCGGAAGCTTCATGTACTCGCACAGTTCCTTCTCCAGCTTCCGCTTGTACTCCTCGATCTTATTCTTCATGCCGCACCCCTCACAGTTTCACGACGGTGACCGCCACGTTGGATACCACCGCTGCCACGCCGCCCAGCAGCAAAGACAGGATGGAGCTGTCGCAGCCACAGGCATTGCGCACAATGGCCGTCAGATAGATGTTCGCCGTTCCGCTGGCCGCCACAGTCTCTGCGCCGGTGGCCCCGATGATCGGCACGCCGTCCTTCTGAGCCGTCAGGGTGACTGTCCCCGCCTCAGACGGAGCCAGCGTGGCGGACACGTTCACCAGATAGTATCCCTGCCCGCACAGCGTGATGGTGTTGCCGTCCTGCTTGATGTTGCACCCGTAGCGCCGGGTCGTGCCTCCTACCGGTACAATGCCGCCTGCGGCGACGGTCGCCCCGGAAACGTTGGTCGTATAGATCGCAGCCTTGCTCATGTGATCATTCCTTTCTGATAAATATAGCGGGACGGTCTCCCGCCCCGCTTGCCTCGCCTGACAGGGCGTATTTTATCCTGTTTAGATGTTGCCGCAGCCACTATTGCAGCCGCAGAACGGGGACGGGCCAGCCGTATAGGTGTACCCGGTGGGATAGCGCACCACGCCGCACAGCTGGTCACGGATGAACAGCTGATTGTTGGCCTGCTCCAGCTGAGCGATGCGGCCCTCCAGCTGCGCCTTCTCCAGCGCAGCGAACTTTGCGTCGATGTTGGCATTGACGCTGTCAATGGCCCGCTGGGTGGTGCAGCAGCACTCAGCCATCTGAGCCTGAATGCTGTTGCCGGTCTGCATAATGGTCATGTTGGTGCCATTCTGCGCCAGCGCCATCTCCTTGCCCAGCTGCCCGATGCCGCCCTGCATCTCGTAGCCGAGATTGCAGATGCCGTTGCCGATGTTGGTCAGCCGGTCATTCAGCTGGCCGAACTGCTGACCAAAGAGGATCTCCTGCTGAGACGCTGCCGTGGCATACTGGCCGAACTCGCCCTGACGGTTCATGCCCCAGCCTCCGCCCATAAAGACGAAGAGGAAGAGGATGATGATCCACCATGCGCCGCCGCCATTGCCCCAGCCGTCGTTGCCGCCATCCACAGCGGCCCGCAGATCAGAGAGGGAATAGTTCTCCATGTGAAAAGCTCCTTTCTGTAAGATTTTATAAATAAACCGTGTCGACCCGGCTTATTTCAGAAATTGCATAAACTCCTTCGCCTTCTGCTGGAGCTGCTGAAACTGCTCTTGGCTCATCTTCCCGCTTTTGAGCATCTCCTCCACCTGTTCCTTTGCCTTTTGCGGGGTCATGCCCGCCGCAAACCTCCGAAATTCACCCAGCATGGCAAGGGGGTTATTGGGGCTTTTCCCGCTCCTTTGCAGCATCTGCATCATCGGGTTTGGCATTGATCATCTCCTCCAATCTTTTCACACGCTCCTCCAGACTGTTCACGTCCAACTTGGCCGGATCTTGATACGGGGTCACGCTGTAAGGCGTCACCGTACAGTAACCAGCTCCGTCGCTGACCTTCAGCCACACGATGGGATCGTGCTCGTCCAGCAGAAGGATGGAACTGTTGGGAGCCATGCGGAACGCCTCCGCTCCGTTTCTCCCGTTTACCCGTGTGATCTGGCACGTCTGTTGATTGTTCTGCCCGTATGGCTGCCCCATGTAGGGGGAATAGCCCTGCTGATAGGGGTTGTTGGAAAATCCGTACATGGTATGCCCTCCTTTGCCTTTATGATACAAGAAAAGCACCCATCCAAAGGGCCATGAAATGGTCTTTGAATGGGTGCTTCTTTATAGGTGCGTCAGGGCATCGATGATCTTGTCCAGCGCCTTCCTCCGCTTGCGCTTGATGCTCTCCGGGGAAAGATGCAGGATATCCGACGCCTGTACATAGGATCTTTGCCGGACGTCGCATAGGATAAGACTCTGCGCCTCCTCCTCCGGCAGGTCGAACGAACGAACAAATTCGACCGCCCGGTTCGGAGCCATCCCGGCAATATATCCTCTGACCGCTTTCCGTTGACGATCCATAGCACGGTCTCAGCCGTGGACGTGCGGACGCAATGCGTGGGCGGAGGGTGCGGCACATGGTCGCCCTCCGCCGTCCATGTGGTGTGGTTACTTCCCCAGCAGATAGCCCCAACTGGCGGCACCGAGGATGCCATCCACGCCGAGGTCGTGGTCAGCCTGCATCCGGCGCAGACCGGTCTCCATCTTGGGGCCAAAGAGTTTGTCGCCGTTCCAAATTTCATCCGGGTAATAGCCCTTGTCCTTCATCAGCAGCATGGCGGCCCGGACATCGTTGCCCTCCATGCCACGGCGCAGCATACGCAGTTCCATGTTGATCGTCTCCTCCTTCATCGTCGGTGCGGGTTTGGGCTGCTCGTTCAGCAGCGCCTTGACGCTGGCCTTGAACGCCTCCCACTCCGCATTGTTCTTCCCTGCCATCTGCCGGGGGCAGGACTTCCCGGTCACGTCGTAATGCCGCAGGACGTAGGTGTCCACGCCGGAGATGCCCAGCAGCTTGCACAGCTCCGCCGTCAGTGCCGCAGCGTTGGCCTTGGTGCGCTCGGAAACATGGTAGTTTCCGGAGCAGCACATCTCGATAGAGATACTGTTGGTGTTGCGGCAGAGGGGATGTACCGGATCAGAAGAGCCTACCGCCCACGCCCGGTCACAGGCCGGTACGGACTGGTAAATACTGTCCTCGTCCACAAAGTAGTGTGCGCTGGCTTCCCGGTCGCCGCCTGCGAAATACTTGCAGTTGGCCTTGGCGGTGTCGCTGACGTTGCCCGTGTAGTGCAGCACCACAAAGGCCACGTCCCGCCCGCCCAGCCGGTCATAGGTCTCCTTGCTGGCCGGGATGCTGGTGTTGATGGGGATACCGCCCGCCTTGGCGATGGGATATGCGGCAGTGATGCGCTTACCCATATCTCACTCCCCCTTGCTGAGCTGCTTGACAGCCTGATTGATGCCGGTGGCCGCCAGACCGCTGACGATGCCCACGGCAATGGCGGTGATGGGGTCGCCCGCCGGGAAGTCCGGGATGGGTGCCAGATAGTAGCTGACAGCCCCCAGCAAACCGCCGCAGACCCCGCACAGGATGGGGATCCACTTGTCGTTCATGCTGCTGGCCTTGCCCACCAGCCCCACGAGGTAGGTAATGACGGTGATGACCGCCACGCTTGCGATGCCAAAAGTTTCCATAATTTCTCCTTTCCGTGCCCGATTCGGGCACACAAAAAATGTTGACAAGTCTTTGTTTATCGGTTTAGTCGGTATTGTACATTCACTGCCGTCTCCTTCCCTTTTTTAATTCTCAGTATAATCGTAAATGATGGTGGCCTTGCTCGCACCCCAAGGAGCATTTGCTACTTGCCCCTGCGACCACGGAACATAAATGGTGGTTAGGTTGGAGCACCCGTTAAATGCAGAAGAGTGGATGGTCTTTGGGTTTCCCTCGAATGTAATACTTGTTAGCCCGGTGCAATTAGCAAACACACCGAAACCAATGTTCGTTATCCCAGGTGGCAGCCTAGTTATTGCCAGGTTGCGGCAACCATTGAACGCATAGTAACCGATGCGTGTTATTCCAGACGGCAGACTAGTTAGTGCAAGTTTGGGGCAGCTTTGAAACGCATAGCTACCGATATTTGTCATGCCAGACGGCAAGCTGGTTAATGCAAGGTTGGGGCAATTATTAAACGCATAGTCACTGATGCTTGTTACCCCAGACGGCAGGCTGGTTAATGCAAGGTTGGGACAACCGCTAAACGCACTGTAACCAATGGTCGTCAAATCACCCGGAAGTGTAGGGCTGACAGCCGTGCGTTCTATCACTGCCTTGAAGCTGCCGCCATCCTCCAGAGTTCCGGTCACGCCGCCGATCACCACATCCTTCTTGATGTTCTCGGATAGTAGGGTGTCCGGTTTTTGAATAGTCACCTTGCGCATGACCTTGCCGCTGGTGGGCAGGATGACCTGATTGCCGTAGGGCATAGACAGCTCCACCGTCCGCTCCTCGGTAGCAAGCACCTCCATCACCTGACCCATCTCAGCCTCCAGAGGGACTTCCCCGCCGAAGGTGACTGCGAAGTCTGCGCCGGGTCGGAACGCTACGTCAAACTCGATCATAGCGCACCATCCCGGAGAATACGCTCCACCGGCACTTCGAATACCTGAGATGCCATGCGCTGCGCCCCCACGCCCACCCGGAGCTGCACTTGGGCCTCCCGGCCCGCCCCGGCGGAGAGGGAGAGCGTCTCCTCTTCCGTCAGCGTACACGACACGTGCTTACCCTCCAGCGTCATGTCCGCAAGTCCCTTCTCGATCCTCACCACGCCGCCCTGCGCCACGGCCAGCGACAATGCCGTGATGCTCCCCGTATCAATAGGGAGCCGGAAGGTCAGTGTGGGCGTTGTACCTCGATACATGGGTATCCCTCCTTACAATTCCTTGGTGATGTGCGCCTCCAGATTCAGGTGCTTGTCGAGGTGGGCCAAGGCGTCCTTACACGGGCCGTTGCAGCCCGTCTCGATCAGCCCCTGCAAGGCCCCCCGCAGGCCGTAGCAGATGATGGTCAGCTCGTCCTGCATCCGAATGATCTCGGCGCTCTGCCGCCGGTCTCGCTGCACCAGCTTCACCACCCAAGCCACCACGCCGCCCAATACCCCCAGCGCCGTCACCACAGCCGCCGCCGTGATGACGGTGTTTGCGTCAATGTACATGGTAATTGCCTCCTGTTTTTTCTCTCTTTCAAGCGCATATCCCATTTCCCCTTCAGCATACCAAAGAGAAGGAGCGGGTTTCTACCCCCGCTCCTTCAAAAGTTTCGCTTATTTTCCCCACGGAGTGTCCTTGTCACTCCACGACGTCTTTTTGATGCAGTTCCACATGGCCTTTTCCTGCTTGGCGGACAGGTGCAGAGACTGGATGTATTCCACATACTTTTTCTTCAGAGAACCGCTGATGGCGTTTCCGTCCTCGTCCTTGTCGCTCTCCAGCTGGCGGACGGCCTCGGCGGCCCGCAGGATCATCACGTAGCTGAGTCCCACGCTCTTTCCGTACTGTTCGTATGCCTCCCGCACTTTCCTGCTCTCATAGGTGCGCACCTTCGTCCCCGGATACGCAAGACCCACCGTGCTGTTCCACATCGTCACGATCTCCCGCATGGTGGCGGAGATGGGCAGTCCCGTAAACTGGGACACCACCTGAGCCGTCTTATAGATCTTGTTGTAGGTGGTCATGTTCCCGTAGTAGGTGGTTTTCGTGGCCTTGTCAAGGGATCCTGTCCACAGTCCTATGGTCTCCTCCCAGATGCCCAGCACATTGTAAAGATTCGACCAAGCCGCCATGTCCATGCGGTCGGTGGAAAATCCGGCGAAGGTGTTGGTTACGTCACGGATCAGCGGGATCTTACTCAGGGGATTCAGCTCCCCGGCCAAATTCCCCTCCAGCCCCAGCATGAGATTCAGCACCTGATCCCTCACCGTCTCCGGCTTTTCGCCCCAGAACGCCTTCCAGAATTTCTCCAAAAAGGAATCGTCATCCCAGTCACGCAGCGCATCATAGAGGGCCATTGCTATGGCACTGACCGTACCGGTCAGAATGTACGCCTGATAGGCCCGCCCCAGCTGCCGCCAGTTTTTCTTGACGGCCTTTTGCATCCCCATGGACTGTGCGTCCTGCAAGGTGTCCAGTGTGGAGTTCATCAGCATATTATAGCTCACCGTGGGTTCCGACATGAAGGAGGTGGAGATTTTACTGAAGGTGCCGCTGTCCCGCATCATGTGACTGCGGGTCATGGTGGAATCCACCACCTGCGTCCGGTAAATGACCTCACGGAATCGCTCTGCGGTGGCCTCCATCAGCTCCTCGCCGGTGAGGTGGCGCTTTTCCTCCACCTCCAGCTTGCAGGCCAGCCACAGCCGTTCCCATGTGATCTTATCTCCGGCTTCCGCTGCCGCCATGGACTTGTCCACCAGATCCTCGATCTTGCTGCCCTTGCCCTTGATCTGGTCTCGGATGGAACGGCCCACATCCGTGTCGAAGAAGCCCATTTCCTTCCACAGGGCGATGCCGCTGTATTGCAGCATCTCCTGTCCCTCCGCCTTCGTAATGACCTTTTTGGTCAGAGCCTTCGCCAGATACTTGTGGTCGATCACGGCGCTGGCCCGGACGTAGGAGGTGGGCTGCAGCATGGCCACTCGCAGGTTCGCCGCCACGGCGGCCCGCTTGTATTTGGAGATGGCCTTGGTGGCCATGCCTTCACCTCGTGCGCCGTTCTCTTTTACGCCGTTGATGTCCTTCAGAAACGTCACCACGTAGTTGTTGGCCCCGCTGCCCCACGCACGGGTCATCTCCCGCTGCACGGTTCTCGTCCGCACCTGCCCGTTGTCCTTGTTCTTGCTGCTATCCTTATAGTTGTACCACTTCTGGGCATCCAGCACAGGCAAGGCCAGCGCATTGTACTTGGCCATGTCCGCCATGTGGTTGGCGAACACGTCGAAAATACTTCGCACCATGATGGCGTTGTTGGCTCCCTCCGTCAAAGGCTTCACGGCGGAAATGTTCAGCAGCCGGTAAAGGCTTCCCTCCTTGCTGTCCGTTTTGGCGGGCCGATCCTGCGAATCGGTCTCGATGGGGAAGTAGTTCTCCTCCGTAAAGGCCAGATACCCGAACCGCCGCATGGATACCTCGTTGCCCCACGCAGACCCCTGCTCAGTCATGTACCTCTGCATGGCCTTGGCCGCCTGTACCTGCTCCGGGGTCAGCAGGCTTAAAAGCTTTCCCAGCTCGCCCTGCGTCAGGAGGTAATGCTCCGCCTGATCCACATCCTTCTTCTTTTTCTTTTTCTCCCGAACGGGCTTCCCCTCTTCTGCGGCTCTGGCGCTTTCGATCTCCTCGGCAATGTCGATGGATGCAATGCGGATGCCGCCGCCCATCAGATGGCCCATGGCCTGCTTTCTCCGGCTCAGGCAGTAAAGGCTCATCAGCTGCGCTGTGGTCAGCGTTACCTCCTCCTGTCCTCCCTTGCTGCTTTCCAGCATCACCGTATGGGTCTCGGTATCCCATTTTCTGACCGTCTTATCATCGATCAGCCCGTTTCGGAAATCCAGCACCTTTTTGGTGTTGAAGGCCAGCTTATCCCAGCCGTTCATCAGCCCTTGGAAGATGGACTTTCCGCCCTCTCCGAAGCGCTGGAAGGCATACCACGGCAGGCAGTTATCCCACACCAAGAAATTCTCTCCGGTTTTTCTCTGGTGCTGCTCATGCTCATTCAGCGCCCAGATGGTGTCCTCCGCCGCATCCACCACCGTGGCGAACTGCCGGTTCGCCATCAGCTTGTTCATTTCCGTCACGGCGGTGCTGATCACAGACAGCACCGTGTTGGTCTCCTCCAGCTCTTCCACCGTCATCGTCTGCAAAACGCCGTTTCGGAGAGGATGTTCCTCGATGGCCTTCTCCACTTTGGAGACGTAGGCGTTCAGCAGCATCTGAAATCCAGCCGGAAGATCCAGATACCCGCCGATCAGATCGTCGCCCTTACCACTTTCTTCGTAGAGGCTCTGCCGGGCCAGTACATCCTGGATCCCCCGCAGGGCCTTAACGTACCGCTCGTCCGCCTTTGTCATGGCCCCACCGGCCAAGCCCCGCTTAGAGATCAGGTTCATCGACCGCAGCAACTCCGCCACAGGCTTCTTCAGGGCTTCCGGCACGTGCTTTTTGTCCGTGTTGGTCAAAAGCATTTCCTGCAGCCGCTTGGCGTTCCGCTCTACGCTCCGCCGCAGCTTCCCCATGTATTCCGCCCGCTGCCGGGTCTCCCGGTAGCTGCTCACGCTCCGCTGCACGGCGTCCCGCTCTACCACCACTCTGGCCTTCTTCAGCAGCGCCTTGACCACTTTCTTCTCCTGCGTCTGCGACAGCTCCTCGTTCAGCCGCCGGATCTTGCCGTTGACGGTGTCCAGATTCTTCTGCACCTTCCGCAGCTGCGCCCGCTCCGCATCGCTCAGCTCCTTGGCCTCACGACCGGCCAGAATGGCCCGCTTTTCCTCCAGAAAGCCCTGCCGCTGCTCCTCCGCATCGTCGATGCGTCCCAGCTTCTGCTCGATGATGCCCAGCCTTGCCCGATCCGCATCTGTCAGGCTCCGGCTCTCGGAGTTTTTCGCCATTTGGGCGGCGATCCGCAGCACGTCCCGGTCGGAAAGCGTCGAGCTGCGAATTTGTGCTTGACTTTCCGTCTGGTCCTGTGTATACTGTGCTTGAGAAGGTTTTGGCGCCAATACCTCCGAATGCCCTCGGGCAGAGAAGGAGGATGTGCTGATCACCTTCTCTTTTTTTATGCCCAGAAGGTCGTACAAATAGGATTTCCCGTCTGCATCATTACGGATCAGGAGCGTACCGCTATATACCGTGTAGTGGTCTACGGTTTTTTTTGTGTCCAGCACCGGCACGGCAAACTGTGTGCTGTATCGGTACCAGCCGTTCTTTGCATCCACCTTGTGCTTTTCTTTGATATTCTCGTGCCACTCGCCGTTCTCGGCAAGGAGCAGCATTTCGTCAAGGTTCGTTGCGGCCTGCATCTTTACCGAACGCAGTTTAGCCTCCATACCCTTTGTGTATTCAGAGCCTCGATACTCTCCGGGCAAGTCCTTCCCAATATATACGGGCTGTGCGTCCATCAGGATAGTCGAAAACGGGTGTTCGGTATCCAACAGTGTTTTCAGATATGCCTCCGCTGCACTGTAATTCCGTGTATCCTTCTGCGTATCAAGTACCGGCATAACCTTCCCGCCAATCTCCCGGATAGCGAACTGCACATCCCCTTCCTGCACCACTTCGTCGGAGATCCGCTGGATCACCTGCGGCATTTGCTTTTTCATGGCGCTGTCCCGCCGGGATTGCTCCTTGGCGTAATCCTTCAAAATGCCGGTCAGATACTGCTCGTCAAACACGGGCCGCACATCCCTCTGCGGCAGATATTCGCCCTTTTCCGTCTGGGCAAAGGTCTTGAAATCCACCAGAAGCTTGTGGTATCCCTCGGTGTAGACATAATTACCCTCCGCATCCTGATTCAGGAACTGTGCAAACCGGGGGATCAGCCCCCTCTCCCGGCATACCTCCAGATACTTCTCCACGAAGCTACGCTTGGTGATCTCTGCGCCTTCCCGCTCCAGCACCTGCAGCACATCGGTGTAGATGTTCACCTGCTGCTTGGCGGTTTTCCCGGTCTCCATGTCCTTATCGGTCTGATGATCCTTGTAGTTTTCCCACGCATCGATCTTCTTTTCTCGCAGCACCGCCTCGCTCTGGCCGGTGTGGAATGGGATGATCTGGTCGATAAACTCGCTGACCATGGCCGCCCGGATCTGGGTGTCGTTGATACCAATGACGATATTGCCGATATTGGGGTTGCCGCTGCTGTCGAAGAAGTCCTTTGCGTGGATGTCGATGCCCTCTGTGGTGTCGAAATCCAGAACTGGCTTCCCGCCCTCCATGTGATAGCCGAGGTCTCCTGCTGGGATCAGGCTGCGGTTGAGTTTCAGCCCGGTGTCCTTCACCGCCTTGGCGTATTCGTTGACCTTCGTATAGCCTTGGATATACAGCCCCTTGGTGGATGCATCCGTGATGATCTGCATGACATCCAGCAAGTGGAACATCTCCATGTCGGAGAAGGAGAAGATGCGGAGGCCGCCCTTTGAGTTCTTGCTCTGCACGGTGCGCTTGGAATATTTCAGGATCTGCCGCTTGTATTCCGCTTCATTGGTCAACCGCCGCACCGCCTGCATACCTCGTGCGTTGTTGTAGCGCCGCCACGCCTCCGCCATGTTGGGGTTTTTCTTCTTCAGCGCATTGTTTCCCTCCAGCGTGATCAGCTCCGCCACCGTCGGGACATAGGTGTCCCCGTTTGTGTATCGCAGACCCCGCAGCTGATTCTGGTTGAAGGGCTTTCCGTCCGGCCTTGTCTCGCTGCCGTTCCGGTAAAGCTCCAGTGCCTGCAGGAAATCCTCCGCCACAATGCTGTCCAGCTGCCGCCTGTCCTCCACATAGCAAATGCCGCACGCAACGTTCATGCCCTCCTGCTGCATGATCGTGCGGATCTTGGCGAGATCTTCGGCCTGAAAAACGTGGTTGGGATAAACCCGGAAGATCCGATTCATCACGTCCGTAAAGTCTCTGCGCTTTTTGCAGATGGTAGAGAAGTCCACCGTCCCCTGCGGATAGTCCGAATTCTTCTTGATGGCCTCCTCTGCTGCGTCTGCCTCGTAGTCCAGATACATGGAATACTTAGGATTCAGGATGATGCTCGCCAGCGAGGTCTCTGCCTTCAGCCAGCCTTCTGCCTCCTCTTCCGTCACGTCAAAGCGCTCGGCAAGGGCCTTCTCCACGCTTTTCTGCTGCTTTTCATCCAGCATAGTCCGCACCGAGAACGCATCCATCGAGGCAGACTTCCCATCCTCGCTGACATCAATGCCGTTCTCCTGCAGCACCTTGTCCGCTCCCTGATAGTTCTCCACCGCCGCCGTGGCCGCCTTGTCATAGGCTTCCACAATGCTCTCCAGATAGTGCAGTCCGCCGTCCCGCATCTCCTTCAAGAGAGCCGCCTCCGCCTTGGTATTGGTGGTCAGCCCATCGAAGTACGCCTTCACCTTGGCGATGAAGTCCTTCAGCTTGCCGATGAGTTTTTCCGCCAGAGTTGCGTTCCGGTTATACAGGGTCTCCATGAAATGGGAGTCCGGCAGAATGTCCGTCATAGCATCCGCCACCACCTCCCGGCTGGCCTTTTCGTAGGAGATCTCCTGTCCCAGTGCCTGCCGGTATGTGTCCTGCTTCTCCCGGATCAGATCGTCCACCGTCACGCCGCCCCCTTGGCCGTCCAGTTTTTCCTGCATGGCCTCGAATACCAGCTTCCGCAGCTGCCGGTACTCCTCGTCGGCGTTCTGCTCGATGAAATGGGTGAACTCATGGTTGAAAGTCCGCAGCATGGTGTACTGGCTGAAGTCGGCGGTGCTGCTTACGTTGGCGATGCCGCTGTTGACGTCAATGTAAATGGTGTTCTCGCTGCGCCGGAAGCGGCCCTCCGCTTCGGTGATGTTCCCCTCTGCATCTCCCTTGGAGCGGTACAGCACGATGTCCACGCCTGTGGCCTTGGCAATGTCGGAGAGGATCCTATACCCCTGCTTCTGCGGTACGTTAAAGGTCTTGCTGAGGTCGGAGAGCTTCGCCCCGTTCTCTGCCCGCACCACGCCCTGCCTGCGCCACGTGGCCTTCTTCCCGCCGCGCTCCTGCTTTTCGGCGGATGCGCCGGTGCGATAGGCAATGTCTTTCTGTGCCTCCGTCAGATAGTCAAGGCTCCGCAGCCCCTGCACCACCCGGTACGGCACGTTGCTTTCGCCCATTTCGTGGGCGATGCGGTAAGCCTCGATGAATTTCTCCACATCCTGCCCCTGCTGATAGGTGCGCAAAAACGCCTTGGCCTGCTTGCCATATGCCTTGGAGGCCTCCTCCAGCGTCACGGGTTCTCCCTGTGTCTGCTGGGCCGCCTCCAGCGTCACGGGCGTTCCCTGCGTCTGCTGGGCCGCTTCCTGCGTCTCCTGCGTCTGCTGGGCGACCTGCGTGCGCTGCTGCACCTCCTGTGCCACGGCCTGACGGAGCGTCAGGGCCTGCCGCACCTCCGCCCGGAGCTGACTGCCGGTCTTAACGCCCAGCTTCTCCAGCGTCTCTCTGTCCCCCAGATTCGGCTGCACAGTCGTGCTGTTTGCCGGGGAACTTTCCGCCTCGATATTCCACGCCGAGAGTACGGCCATTTCCTCCGGTGTCATTTCCTGCCGCTCGGTCTGCTGCGGCTCCTCCTGCTGCGTTTCTGCCTGTGCCTCCCGCAGCTTTTGGGAGTATGCCTCCGCATTGATTTGGGTCGTACCCAGCTGCCCGGCCCAGTCCGAGTTAAAGCCGCCCTCCGAGATATTCTCCGGGTTCATCTCGTTCAGGACCAGCTGCCCATAGGTGCTGTTTTCTACCAGCGCCTTTTCCTTCCCGGAAAGCTTCTCGCCTGCCACCTGTTTGGTGATGGCATCTGCCACACGGTCAATGTTCTGGCTCTCCCCGTACTGCGCCAGACGCTCCGCCACGGCGTTTCGGATGGTCACCATGTCTCCGGTTCGTATGGCATCCTCGTTCTGCTGCAAGAGGTTTACGATCTGATGACCGGTAAGGGATTTCCCCGCATCGATCCGCTCCTGTGCTTTCTGCGTCAGCGCCGTCCCCGGAGCCACCTCCTGCGCCTCTGCCACGATATCCCCGGAAGCCTTACCGAATTTGCTTTTATACGTTGCATCTCTTACGATCTGTTTTCCGGTGTCCATCAGACCGCCGGAAATCGCACCGCCCACAAAGTCCCAGCCCATGCCGACAGCAATGTCAAACATGGCCTGCCGTTCGGCCTCTTTCTCCGAATAGCCCTGCTCCATGTAGTCCCGCACGCTTGTCTTATAGTCCGAGTTTTCCGCCATGACCAGCACGTCGGCAATGGTGTTAAACAACGTCGTGTTCCATTCCTCAGAGCCTTCGATGAAGCCCTGCTTCAAAAAGCCCTTCAGAATGTTCTTCGTGTTGCCTTTGAGCAGATGATCCAGCGAAACATACTCAAACAGAGATTCAAACGTGGCATTCAGGATACCCATGGTCAGCGCCTGACTGTCCGTTGCACCACGTTCCACCGCATCCAAAACGCCCTGTGACCCGGCACTTCCGCCCAGCAGGGCCGTTCCGGCTGCGGTAAGCCCGGTTCCCTTACCGATGCCAGCCGCCGCCGCAGAATCCACCATGCTCATGCCCAGCTGATACACATCCCCCCAGCTTTTCCCGTTGAAGATACGAGAGAGCAGCGGATGTTCTTTCTCGTCCATCTGGATCGTGCCGTACTTGTCGGTCAGTTGCTGCGCCCTTGTCCCACGAATGGCGGTAGAGGCCACGGTGGCATCCATCGCCGGGGAATAGTAGTTGATGGGCTTATACTCTCCGGTGACCTGATTCCTGATGTTCTGCAAGCCCACGCCCACCAGCCCGACACCGCTGGCCAGATTCATGGGTACGGAGACGGCGGAGGCAAGATGGGGGGCCTTTTCCGCCAGTTCACTGTTCCACTGGGAAAAGCCCGCCGCACGTCTGGCATCCAACTCTGTCCGCATGTATTCCAGATATTTCTCCGCTTCTTCCTTGCCCTTGGTTTGATAGAGGTAGTTGTAGTCCGCTACCTCGTCATCCGTCATGTAGGCATATTTAGCCAGTTTGCCGCTGGGGGTCTTCCCCGCATTGGAACGGTTTTCATAGGCAGTCCCAATGCTGTTGATGTAGGAATATACATCATCGCCCTTCCCTACGTAGTGACCGAAGATATAAGCGCCCTTCCCGGAGGCCAGCGACTGGTCTACCTTGGTGGATTTCTTTGCATAGTCCGCCTGATCCCGCAGGCCACTGTACTTCTTTGCCTGCTCTTGCCGCCACTTCTCCGTCTCCCGGCTCTGTGTGTGTCGGACAATGTCCGATTTGGTCAGGCCCGTCTGTCCACCCATGCGCTCCCGCATTCCCTTGATGGCTGCCTCGTACCCTTCTACCGTCAGGCGGCTGCGCTCCTGCGTAGGCTCCTGCGCATTTGCACCCTGCCCGGTGACCTCACCCATGGCGCTGGCCCTCTGGCGGAGCCTGTCCCGTGCAGACCCAACAGCAGGAGATTCTGCCTCCTGCCGCTGGTTCTGCCGGTTCTGCTGCTCCTCGTCCTCCCGGCGCTTTCCGCCGTACATGGCCTGCGCTCTGGCCCGAAGTCTGTCTCTTGCGGTGCCTCCCTGCATCGTCATAGCGCTTTCCTCCTTACACAGTCATCTTTACGGGATTGTTGTAGTTCTTCTTGGTGCTTCTGGCGTAGACGGGATTGCCGTTCTTGTCCCGCCCCTGCATGACGATGTAGCCCTGCTTCTCCAGCCGCTCGGCATCCTCATAGGTGATCTCGCCATAGCCGGGAACGTAGATGCGGTTGCTTCTGTACTTGGGCGTTCCCTTCACCTTCACCTGTTTATCATCATCGTCGTCGCCTCCGCCGCCTCCTCCGCCGCCGCCACGGCTGCCGGAGGAGGAATACTTGGCCGCCAGCGCCGCCTCTGCGTCTGCCCGCTGCTGGTCATAGTACGCCTTCCACCTTGCCGCCTCCGCTGCGCTCATACCCGCCGCCTCCAATTCGCTCTGGCTGGGGGTATATCCCGTGGTGCCGATGAGGGTCACCAGATTGCTGTAAGCATCCTTGCGCTGCTGATAGGCAAATTCCTTCTCCTGCCGCTCTGCGTTCTGGCTGTTCCACCAGTTCTCCGCCCCCTGGCTGTACGCCGTGTCCGCCCGGCCCGTCTGATAGGTGACGTTCTGCCAGTACTGATCCAGCGCATCCTTGTAGCGGTTATACTCCGTATCCCGCAGGTCGCCGGTAAGCTGATACTGCTGCAGCATCCGGCCTCCCTCGTCCTCGTAAGCCTGCCGGGCCTGTCCATACAGCTCCGGGATCACCTCGTTGAGCTTCTGAAGATACGCATCATACTGCTGCTGTCCTGCGCTCTGGCTGTAGGTGGAGCCATACCCGCCGGTGAGACCGGCGGCCTGTCCCATGGTGTCCATCATGGCCTGCTTCCCCTGCAGCACGTACTGATCCCGGTACTGCTGATACAGCGGATCCTTGGCGGCGTCATAGGAGAATTTCTCCCGGTTCATGATCTTGTCGTAAATGTCCTTGAGCTGCTGGTCATACGTCCCGGAGTAGTCCGGCTTGCTGCCCTCCAGCTCCTGCAAGCGTCGTAGCGCCTCCTGATAGGCGGCGTTGGTGGCGGGGTCGTAGCCGTACTTGCCGTAGTCGGTCTTTTTCTGCCCTCCGGCGGACTGGACGGAGACCCCCCGGTCTGCCGTGGCCTGCGCCGAGGCCGTGCTGCTCTGTGTGGAGGCCGTCCGCCCCTGCTTGGCGGCATTGCCGCCCTGTCCCATGACCTCATAGGTGGGCGTCACCACCGGAAGCCCCACCGTGCCGCCTCGAAGATCCTGCCACGTGGCCTCTCCCACCTCGCCGCTTTCCGGTAGGTTCCGGGATCTCTGGTAGTCCTTCACGGCGCTTTGGGTCTTGTCCCCGTATACGCCGTCCACCTTCAGGCCGTAGCCGTTCTGGTTCAGCGCCGACTGCAATCTCCGCACAACGTCCCCGGTGCTGCCTCTGCGAAGCTTTTCCTTGTCCATGTCTCTCGCTCCTTTCTCATGCCGTCCGTTTCCAGACGTACACCGCCAGATACGGCGGCATATTGTTGTGGGAATTCCCCCCGCCGGTGGTGCCCGTCAGGGTGTTGCGGCTGATGTCAAATGCCGCCGCTGCATAGGGGTAATATCTTCCGCTTCCGCTCTGCGACCCCATGTCGCCTACGGTGAACGCCTTCTGGCTGTTGGTGATAAAGCCGTAATACCCCGCCTGATTGGCCGGGTTGTGGCCGTGGCTGGGCATCTCCGCTGTCGTCAGGGTGTGGCTGGCCTCGCCGCCGGTCTTTCCTGCGGCATAGGTTCTGCCCGCCGCCAGCAGGAAGGTGTCTTGAATGCGCTCCCACGTGCCGCCGAACAGCGTCTGCGGGCTGGTGGCTGAGACGGAGATGTAAATGCTCCCCACCGGCCACATCATGGCAAGCATCACCTTTTTCAGCGTGTCGCCGTAGACTACGATCTCCCAGTCCTCCGGCAGCTCAAACGCCTTTGCCCTCTCGCAGTATTTGCCCACGGCAAAACCGTCTCCGCCTTCCCGGATGTGCATGGCCACCGTGGCCGTGGGGACTACCGCCTCGTAGCTGGCGGAGTTGCCCAGCGTATCCACAGCCTCCAGCCGCACCTTGTAGGTCTTGGTGGTCAGAATGTCCGTGGAACCGGTGATGATCTGCCCCACGCCGCTCTTCATGGAAACCGCTGCCCCCCAGCTGCCGGAGGTCCCCAGCTTCCAGTACGCCTTCAGCTGACAGGTGATGGCTCCGCCCGCCTCCGTGTAAGCGGTCTTTGCCTGCGCCCAGATGTGAGTCCCGGCGGACATGGCCGCCCCGTTCCGGTCGCATCGGTACACGGCAATGTCCGTCAGATTTGGTGCGGAATAGTCGTAGGCCGTCAGCGTCAGATCCTCCGACACCGTAAAGCCCCGGCTGTCCTCCACGGTGCAGGTCACCTTCACATTGGTGGACAGCAGCACCCCCGTCCGATAGGGAGCGGATCTCACCGTCTCCCCCTGACAGGTGATGCGTTTTCCCTTGATAGAGGCCCCCTGTCGGCAGGAGACCTTGCTGTCATCGAAGCTCACCTCACTGCGGGAGATGCCCTTGAGCAGCACGGAAAGCCCCTCCGCCTTGGTGCCGTCGTTGTAAGCCACCGCCCTGCACCATCCCGCCGAGGCCGTCGGCCCCAACGAGGAGGGTACAGTCAGCGTCAGCTTCATCTCCTGCGTGCTGCCCACCTGCGTGGTGGCCGCAGCGTTGCTGTACGTCCGCAGATAGATGGTACACTCCCCGCTGGCTGCATTGGGGATCTGCGATGCCAGTGACAGGGGAGGGGTAAAGAGGAACCAGTTCTGGGCAATGTCATCGTCAAACACGTCCTTGCCCCAATGGGTATAGCTGCCAAACTTCACGCCGATGCGGTGGTAGTAGGTATTGCTTTTCCGGTTGGTGTAGATCTTCACGCTCTTCCCCAGCGCCACCGTACTGCTTTCCGCCGTGGGGACAGATGCTCTGGGGATGGTGGGCAGCGTCACGCTGCCGCTGACCGTCAGCCTGTCCGGTGTCCACGACGATCCGGCGTTGGAGACCCACTCGCCGGAGAGCGTTACCTTCTTGCTGCCGTCTGCATCGTGGCCGATGACCACGCTGCGGCTGCCCAGCGTATACCACGCCGGGGAGTTATAGCTGTACTTGGCGTATACCCGGCTGCCCTGAATGACGTAGTAGGCGGAGTTGTCCTCCTGATTGTAAGAGTTTGTGGTGTTGGCGTAGAGGTACAGCGTCATGCTGACGGTGGACTGATTGGCCGCCACGTTCTGCGTCACCGTGTAGTCCAGCCGCAGCTGCCAGCCGTTGCCGCTTTTTGCCCCGTAAATACTCGCCATGTCTTACCCTCCGATCCACTTGACCGTCAGCCCCGATGTAAAGCTGATGTCCCAGTTTCCGCCCACAATGCGCTCGGATACCTCGATGCGCCCCACGTGCAGCGCCCCGTTAGAGAACCAAGCCGCCTCCGTGCCGTTGATGAAAAAGCTCATGCGCTCCGGCGTCCATGTGGTCATGTTGCTGGTGGTGTCCACCACTTCATAGGTCTGCCCGTCCACCTCCACCTTCCCGGTGGTCTTTACGTCCTGTCCGATGGCAATACCGATGATGGGTACTGCGCCGTTGTAGCCGATGATGCCCTGCTTGATGTAGCCGGAGGACTTCACCAGCATTTCCCGCAGGGCGTCCTGATCCCCTGCCAGCTCCGTCAGCCGTGCGTCGGTGTCGGCGGATATTTTGGCGGCGTAGTCATAGGCCGCCGTGGTGTTCTCCGCCGTCTGGGTCAGTCGGCTCTCGATCTCCTCCTGATACTGACCAAAGTCTGACACCGCCACATATTCGCTCCGCAGCACCGTCTCCAGCACATCCATCTGCTGATAGATGACATTGGCCGTCTTGATAATAAGATCCTTCAGCGCCGAGGCCGTCTGGTCTACAGAGGTCTGCACCTTTTCTGCCGACTGCGTTCCCCCTGCCTGAATGGCCTCCTGCACGTCCTTCCCGAAGGAATCCATGCTCAGGTCATTGAGCGCCAGATTCAGATGCTGGGCCGCCTGAAAGAGATATGACCGCAGCTGTGCCAGCTGCTCCTGCTCCGTCCCCCGCAGCAAAGGCGGGGTCTCCATCTGTACCATCACATATCGCTCCCTACCTGCAAAATTCTGGCCACGGAGAACATCTTCATCTCCCCGGTCCCCTTAAGCCGCATCTGGAGATGGTCGCACCTGCGTGGGGTCACCGGGATGGCAAAGGTACGGGCTGTTCCCTTGTCCCACTGCACGGCCCCCCACCGGATCCAATCCCCGGAGGAATCGTACTTCAGATACAGTTCCAGCTTGCCCTTCAGCTGTACCCGAAGATCAAACCGGCTCAGATACTTCTTGTCCGGATACTCGTAGCCCATGAGGCCGGAGACCGCCTCCCACGCTACATCCCCCTCCGGTGTCCACTGGGTGCCGCAGACGCAGCCCAGCTTTTTCCCCGTCTCGTCGATGAAAAACAGGTCATCATCTTTCTGGGCGAACATCATGACCCGAAGGTCATCCTCCTTGTGCCACATCCCTTTGCCGGTGTCATATACCAGCAGGACCGGGCTTACCGCCCCGTCCAGCACGGAGAGATAGTATTTGCCGTTAAAGGCCCCTCCCACAGCGTCCGTGTAGCGCACGCCGCCCAGCGCCGCCCCCACATCCACAGGAACAGAGCCGTCATAGGCGCATACCTCGGTGCGTCCCTTGTAATAAAGCACCTCGTTGACCACGCACAAACTCCGCCAGCTGCCCTTTTGTACGCCCCGGCACAGCGTCTCCGTGATCTGATGCGCCCCCGTGGTGGATACCGCCACCCGGTGCAGCGCCGTCTCCTTGAAAAACGTGGGGTAGCCCAGATAGTTTACCGCTCCCGTCCATGCGCCGTCAGAGCCTACGGAGGCCGCCCAGCTGTCTGTGGACAGGCCCATGTAGCATCCCCAGTTCTTAAAGTCTCCCAGCTTGCAGCAGTAGATCTCGTTGACGGTCTCCCCGTCCTTCACGCCGTATCGGCAGCCCCACAGGCGGTTCTGGGCCTGACAGATGTAGTCCATATCCGGGGCAATGCGGTGTACGGACACGCCGCCTGTCTGCGAAGCCCCCCGGTCTACCACGCCCACCACCACGATCCAGTCCTCCCCCTTGGCCCAGATGACCTTGGAGGCGTTGAGGTCTGCGTACTGCTGCTTGACCTCCTCGCTGTCGCCGTCGTAGGCGATGCCCTTGAGCACCACGCCGTCATAGGCTTCAAAGGCCGTCCCGATGCCCGTGGCGGTGATCTTGACGTATACCTGCGGGATGGCCACCCACACGGAGGTGGTGCCGTCATAGCGCTTGAGGCTGTGGCTGTCCATCCACAGGTCACCCCCCTGCGGAGTCTGCGGCTTCGTGTAGGCAATGCCGTTGTAGGGATCGCCGTTTATATCGCAGATGGTGTAGGTGACCTGCGCCCCCTCCGCCACGGAAAAGGATGCGTCAATGGAGCCGTAGTCCGTCAGGTCTGCGGTGTTGATGTACTTCCGGTCGGGCCAGATCACCAGCCACGCTCCCATGCCGACGAGCTGTTTGGGACAGTCCTCCGGTGCGGTGGAAAGCCCCATGTCCACGGACTTTCCGTTTACCACCAGATTTTTCCCGTCCACCCAGATGAGGGCATCCTTGGCGGTAAGTCCCGCCGGGGCGGAGAGGGTTTCTCCCCAGCCCCGCCTTCCCCGGCTGGCCAGCATCGGGTAGTAGTCCCCCGTAAGATTTTTCATGTCCAGCCACTGCCCGTCCTGTATCCGGGGCCGGTGGTCGTAGCCGCCGAACTGGCTGGTCATCAGGCGGCTGGTCTTTGCCTCCTGCAGCTGCGGTAGATACATCTTGCGTCCCCTCCTCAGATCTGCAGCGGCCCCGCCGATGCCGGCAGGTGCGTCCGGTTATACCATGCGGCAAACACCTGATAGGCGGCGTTGTACATGGCCGCCGACTGGTTATACTTGCTGATCTCCGCATTCTCCAGGTCGATCATACTCTGCAAATACCGCACATACACCTCCTCGGCGTAGGGATCCGGCACCAGCAGCGTTTTCTCCATATCCGCCGTAGTGTACCGGGGCATCTCCCCCTCCGGTGCGCCCTCGTGGGAGCGGATCACGTCCCACCAGACCTTTCCGTCCAGTCTCGTCAGCCACTCCACCTTGGTTTGGTCGTCAAACTGATTGGGCTTTACCAAATCGCACCGGGCGATGGCCTCACTGATGGTCATTGTTTCTCCTCCTTTATCGCAAAAAGGGGGAAAGGCCCCGTCGGTCTCTCCCCCTCCTTTTCTCTCGCAGTTACTGCCCCAGCATTTCGTCTTTGTGCTTGTCCAGCTCCTCCTGTGCCTGCTGGGATCGCCGGATCTCGTCGGCAATGAAGCGAGGCACCTCGCTGGTCTGGCCCTTGGGCAGCAGATAGTTGATGCCGTTGACGGAAACGAACAGATTCGGCTCGTCGTGGGCGCTGCCTCTGGGGATGTGGATACTGACCTTGTCGCTGGGGTCAAGGCCCATGGCCTCGATCTCACGCTCTACCTTGGTTTTTGCAGCCATTTCGTGGCCCTCCTTTTGTTTTCTGCGGGGGAGGGGAGGCTGTCCCCTCCCCCGGTGTCTCAGTTGGCGGTGTCCGTGGCGGAGTAGGAGCTGACGCTCATCACCCGCAGCAGCCGCTCCGGGTACAGCAGCGTAGCGCCGTTGGTCTCAAACTTGTAGCCGATGGTGCTGAACTGGTTCAGCGGGCCGCCGATCTCGCTCTTGTCGTGGACGATCATCTCCAGCGCACCGCCCTCCGGGTTGATGATGCCGAAGGCATCCTTGCCGAAGAAGTAGGTGGCGTAGGTCACGCCTTTGGCCTTGTTCTGGTAGCTGGTGCCGCCCAGAATGGGTGCGAAGGTGTTCTCGATGAAGCGCACCCCGTGCAGCTCGCCGATCTCACCGTTGAAGATCTCGCTGGTGGCGGCGTACTTGTGGGCCTCGATCCACGCATCGCTCTTGCGCAGGTCATAGGCCACGCTGGGATGGATCACGGCGTAGTACTTGCCGTTGATGGTGGGCGCACGATCCTTCTTCAGCTTGGTGGCGGCCTTTGCCACCATGTCCGGGGTCAGCAGCGCCCAGCCGTCGGTGTCGCTGGCCCCCATGGTGGCGCAGCTGGTGGGAGTGCTTGCCACAGCACCGTTATTGACGTTGTCACAGTACAGCACGTTGGTGCCTACCAGCAGAGCGTCCCGGATCAGCACCTCCTGCGTCTCGGCAGCAGATGCGCCCATCTCCTCCGTAGCGCCGAGGATCACCTCGTCGTAAGCGTGCAGCTCCAGCTGGTCGGTGATGGAGGCATAGGTGCCGTACTGGTCAATGGCACCGGTCTTGGTGCTGACGCCGAACTTCTGGCCGGTGGGGATCACGCCTTCCACCAGCTTAGCGGCCCGTGCGAAGGTGTTCCACTTGCGCCATTCCACGCTCTTACCGTGGTTGGCGGGCAGGGCCTGCTTGCGGCCAAACTGGGCGTAGAACATCTCCACCCGTGCGTTCTCCAGCAGTTCCGTGTCGTAAAAGGTTTTCAGTTCGGCGGACAGGGTGTCCTTGCCGGAAAATGCGGTGGTGGTGCCGGTATTGGCGTTGACGTAGTTGCCGGTGGCGTTGACCAGCGTACCGGCGTCGGCAAACAGCTGCAGATCCAGCAGCAGCTTCATGGTATTCATGATGGTTTTCATGTCTTTCTCTCCTTTCGTGTTCCCACGGGGAGAGCGTCCGGCTCACTGGCCGGGATACAGCTTCTTCCCGTGTGCCGCCGCATCCCGGATGCGCTGCTTCAGCGCCTCTCTCTGCTCCTTGGATGCGTGGGCATAGTCGAATGTGGTGACGGAAGGAGCCTGTGCGGAGGTGCCATGCTCCGTTGGTCTGCGCTGACCGGAGCGAATGGCGTTGGCCATCTGTTCCGCTGTCTGGCGGGCCGTCTGCTGCATGGCGGCGGTCTGGATCTCCTTGCGGTGGACGGCATAGTATGCGTCCTCCACGCTGAGACCAACACCGGGGGAGGTCATCCGCAGAAACGCCGGGTTCTCCAGCTCATGGGAGAGGTCGAAGTCGGGGAATACCTTCTTCATTTCCTCCCCCTGCTGCTGCAGGCCCTCCAGATGCGCCTGCAGCTTCTGCTGCTCCAGCGTCCGGGCCTCCGTCTGCTGCCGCAGAGCCGTCTCCCGCTCGCTGCGCTCCAGCCGCTTGGCCACATCCACGTCCACGCCCATCTCCAAGGCTTTCTCCTCGTAGTAGGCATCGTCGTTCTGCACGGCCTCAGCCAGCGCCGCAGCGTCCAGATGCTCCATGTCCATGCCATGGCGCTTTGCCAGAAGATCCAGCGCCGGTCTCAGGGCCTCCAGCGTACTCTCCGCCCCATTGGCGGACTTGAGCCGGGCCTGAATGGTGCGCTGCATCTGCCGGTTGTACTCCGGATCCTGCATGATCTCCTCCCAAGTCATGCGCTTGTGGGTCTCCTCCTTGGGCTCTCCGCCCTCATCGGGGGCTTCTTCCGTGGGCTGGGGAGGCGTTTCCTCCTCCTGCGCAGCGGCGGCCTGCTCCGGCTGGGCGGCGGCCTTCCTTGCCACCATCCGCTCCCGGCTCGCCCGGTGTTTCTTCAGCTTTTCCGCCGGAACGCCCAATTCCAGCAGCTTGCTCTCCCCGGCGTCGGGAGTACTGTTTTCGCCCGATGCGGCTGCTCCGCCCCCGGCTCCGGCACCTGCGCCATCGCCGCCGAACAGCTGCAGCCAAATGTTGCGTGTCTCCATATGATCCTCCTCATATCTGCCGCTTACGTCCGGCGAGTCGTTAAGGTGGAGGGTGCGGGGAGAGTCGGACTCCCATCTACTGCGGATCGTGCAGCCGTCCTGCCATTAGACCACGCTACCCATGCGCCGGGGGTCTCCCCCCGGCAAAAATAGGAAGAAAAGAAGGATGCCTTGAAAGGACAAGGCCATTGTACCGTGGGGCGAACCCCTCTCTCTACCCCCCAACCGGCCTATTTGCAAATAAATTTTACCCGGTCGGGATACTGCTCCTGCAGCAGCCGGAAGCCCTCGCACACGCTCTCAAAGATCAGCTCCAGCACCGCCCGTGAGCCGTGTACCTCCCGGCAGGCGATGACAGCGTCCCCCTCCCGGAGGGATACCTCCATTTTCCGCACCCATCGCCTGCCCAGCCGCTCCAGATCGGAGGCCAGCGTGTAGACAAGGATGGAGACCGCCGCACACACGATATCCTCCCCGTACTTTCCCCCGCCGTGTCCCTGCACCGTCAAGCACAGGCCCTTGCGGTCGTACTCTACCCGGATCATACCATCACCGGCCCTTCCTCCGGCTCCGCTGCCGCCCGGCTCTGCTCACGGGCCTGCTGCACGTAGGGATGCTCCGCCTCCGGCTGCTGCTGCGCCGCCACCTGCCCCTGCGGGATGCCTGCGCCGCCGCCCATGGTCTGCAAAATGTCCTGACTGAGGCCCTGCACCATCTCCGGGGCCGCCTTGGCCGCCAGCGTCAGCGCCAGCTGCATATACTGCCCCAGCTTGTCCCGCAGCGTCCCCTGCTGGGCCACCCGCTGCATCATGCCGTCCTTGCCGTCAAAGTCCATCATCTCCAGACACATCATGGTCTGATCCACTGCGTCCGGGGAGAAGAAGCCCAGCTGGTAAAACTGCAGCGCCAACTCGTTCTGGTTCATCTTGGTGTAGGCGCTCTTTTTCTGGGCGGACACCTTGATGTCAAACACCGGCAGGCGAAAGCCCATGTCCTCCCCAAAGGCCATCCCCTGCGGCTGGGGCTTGAGTCCGGCGTTGGTGTAGGTGACGTACTCCTCGCCGCCCTGCTCCCCCAGAATGCGGAACTGCCGGGGCATATCGTAAAACTGCCGGATCAGCTCGATGACCAGCCCCACAATGCCGGTGTAGGCCCGGTAGGAGGCAAGGGTAGCGTCTCTCGACCCCTTGCCGCTGGCCTCCTGCAGCGCCGCAATGGCTGATGCCGCCGTGATGCCGCCGCCGGGAGAAGATCCTGTGGCCGTCTCCGTGTTGCCGCTGGTCTCCCGCAGCTCCTGCACCGTCTCCTGCAGCACGCTGATGTAATTGCCCTGCAAGGCGGTGTAGTCCATGGCCCGGATGCTGTCCTCCCCCAGATTTCCGCTGATGTGTACCAGCGGTTTGGAGATATCCAGAAGCTCCTGCTCATTGATGCCGCCGTCGCTGCGGACAAAATACCGGGGCGTGGCCCCCGCCATGGCGTTTTTGACGATGGCCGTCCGCAGCAGATCGATCTCCGTCTGGGGATTGCGGCACAGGTCTACATAGCCGTATCCGCAGGGGCTGCCCTCGATGGGATACAGTGCGTCAAACACATACGGATACATCCCGTGGTCGTATAGCCCCCGCTCCCGCAGTTCCGGGTCGTTTTCCGTGGCGTACAGCACCTGATCGCCCACATACCGCACATATTGCAGCGTCTTTTTCCCGGCCACCAGCTTGTGGTAATAGCACTCCACCACCGTCACCTTGCCGTCGGTAGACACCGTATCGTCGTACAGAAACCGTGTGGAGAGGATGTTCTGCCCCTTCAGGGTGTCCTCCAGCTCCGGATACTGCTCCTGCAGCAGATCCCGGTCGGCCAGTTCCGTGTGGAAGAAATACCGGCTGCGCTGGATGTCCTCCAGTCCCGGCTCCCAGTACAGGTTCAGGAGGTTTACCCTTGTGATGGAGATGTCCCCCAGCCCGTTGAGCTTTCCGGGATCCCACACTGTCTTGTATACCCCCGTCCCCGTCTTGCACTTCTGCCACATAGCGTCGGAGTATGTGCGTTCAAATTCGTTTTGCTCCAGCACACACGGCACAATGGCGCTAAGCATCCGTGCCTCCTGCCGGTCGCCCTCCTCCCGTGGAAGGATATTCGGCTCCGGGTAGCTTTCCATGGCGTCTGCGTGCTTGCTGGTGATGACGTTGTGCAGCCACCCGCTGCGGCTCTTAAAGCCGGGGGAGGCCATGGTGGTCTTGTCCCGCTCCTCCCAGCTGTTGCGCAGCTTCCACCACTGCTCGCTGGAGAGGATACGCCTCTCCGTGGCGGCCTTCCCCGCCTTGTATCGCTGCAGGATCTCCGTCAGCCGCCGCACCTGCTCCGGCCCGATAGCCTGTGCCTCCGGCATGGTCTCCCGCAGCTCCTGCTCCTCTCTGATGTCCATATGTCCCTCCTTACCAAATATCTCTCAGCCCATCCCGCCGCATGGTGCTCAGCGGATCGATGACCACCGGCTTTTGCTGTACCGGCACCATGGGCTTGACCGGCCTCGACATACACATATACCGCACCTCATCCGCCACGTGATCCTCCAGCGTGGTGTCCAGATCCTCCGGGTGGGTCTCCGAGTACATCATCAGCGGCATGGTGCGGATAAACGCCCGGCAGCTGTCAAAGACATACATCCGGGCGTAGCCCTCCTGGTCGAATTGCAGGCGGTAATGCACCTGCATCCATCCGGGGATCCGCTGGTTGTCCCCCGGCGTAAAGTAGATGCCGTACCTTGCCGCCGTCTCTGCGATGCTCTCTCCCCGGCTGGCGTCCCAGATGGCAGGATCCGCCACACTGTCCACGATCTTGCGGCCCTTGAGCCACGGGTGGGTGTCCTCCACCTCCCGGATCCGCCGGAACTGCTCGTCCGGCGACCACTTGACGCCCTCGTTGGGCGTCTGGGTGCAGCCGTACATCTCCATGATGCGGTACAGCACCCCGTCGTAGTCCACCGCCCACCAAGCCAAGGAGAAGGGCTTGCCGTAGCCGAAGTCGTAGCTGCGCATGATGTTCCAGCCCCGCCGCTCCCCGACAGACAGGTCAAAGGGCGCAATGACATGGCACCATTTGTGCCGCCGCCGCAGTTCCTCCGGGGCAAGGCCCAGCTCTGCCGCCTTGTCCGCCGGAGGGTCAGGCCGGAAGTCCTCGAAGAACTGGCCCTCGAAAATGTCCCATGACCCGTGGAGCCACGCCTCCCGCAGCTTGGGCGGCAGGCTCTCCAGTTCCTGCACATACTCCGGCTGCGTCTCCATCAGCGCCTTATTGTCCGTCACCAGCGCCTGCACAAAGCTGTAATTGTCCGGGTTTTCCCCGTCCTCAAAGCGCCGGTCCACGAAAAGCCGCTTGAAATACCCGTGACTTGGCCCTCCGGGGTTTAGCGTGTAGTACGTCCGCTTGGGGTATCCGTTGGTACCTCGCACGCAGGCGTTGATCTTTTTGATCCAGTCCTCCGGCAGCTGCCCCGCCTCATCGATAAACACCACGTCGTACTCTGCGCCCTGATACTGCCCCAAGTCCCCGTCACAGGCGCAGTAGCCAAACCAGATGGTGCTGCCGTTGGGGAAATTAAACACCTTGTCCGTCTTGTTGTACTTGGCCAGCCCCAGCAGCTCCGCCCGCAGCGCCTCGATGTGGTTGTTGATCAGTTCCTTGTAGGTTTTTCGCACGATCAAAATGCGGATGCCAGGGTACGTCACCGCCAATATCTTGGCCTTGGTGCGCACCGCCCAGCTTTTTCCGCCGCCTCTGGCCCCACCATAGGCCACGTGCCGGTGTCCGTCCCGCAAAAACGCATCCTGCTTGTCGCTGATGCGTGACAGGTCTGCTATCCTCATCGCTTATACTCCTCCGGCAGGCCCACCACCTCCAGCGTCTTGTCCTCGGCCTCCTCGGCCCTCTCTCGCCAGCCCCAGTTGCAGGCCAGCGAGAATTTTGCCCCCGTGCATCCGTCCTTGTCGTATAGCCGCCGCTCGGCGTATTCCTCGCACCGGGCCTTTGCACGTGTAATGGTGTCCTTAAAGACCTCACGTCCCTGATAATTCAGCAGCGCCTGCCGCCCGCCAAAGCCCAGCGCCAGCGCCAGCCCCGTCACCGTGGGAGGATGCGCCCCCCGCACTACGGGCTGCCCGTACTTATCCAGCAGCATCTCTCCGTCCCGGGTATAGACGATCTCCCCTTCGCACTCGGTAAAGTACTCCTCGATCTTTTCCTCCAGTTCCTCCGGTGTCTTGTAGATCCATGGTCTCCCCATTCCTGCGCTCCCTCCTCTCGGTTGGGCGGACATCGTATGCCCGCCTGTCCTGTTTTTTGCACCACGCCCCCACCGCTGCGCTTTTTCCGGTACAATTTCCCCCACCTCCCGCAGGAGGCTCGCCGTTGTTCTCCGGCCTTCCGGCCATGCCCGCTCTGACCCGCATCCGGGCCGCAGCCATGCTGCTGCACTTGTCCCCATTGTACCGTGCCTCTCCCCCCGCTCTCTACCCCCCATCCGCCCCATTTCCCCAAGCTTTTGTGCATCCTGCTATAAATTTTCGAAATCTTTGTGCAGTTCGCCCACTATTTTTTTCTCAAAAATCTAAAAATAGTACTTGACTTTATTTAAACTCTGTGATATACTTTAGTTACAGTAAAGATAAGGGACAGGCCAAAAGGCCGGAAAGGATGTTTAAAATGACTTACCGTGATTACATGATCGACAACAACGAGAACCTCAGCTGGTGCAAGCCCATCTCCTTTGATGGCGGAAACATCATCATCACCAGCAATGGCGGCGAGATCACTGGGATCCTCGCCGACGGCGAAGACCTCGACGCCACGCAGGAGAACATCCGCAATATCGCACACCGCATTGATCCCAGCGCAGGCCGTGAGCTGGCTTGCCGCGAATGTCCGTGGTTCTCCGTCTGCTGCGCCATGGACGAGACTTGCGAGGAGGACTAACCCATGAGAAAGATCATCAACAACAAGGTGTACGACACCGACACCGGCACATGGATCGGACTGTCGGACAACGGCCACGAGTACAACGACCTTGCCTACAGCGGCGAGACGCTGTACCGCAAGCGCACGGGGGAGTATTTCCTCCACGGCGAGGGCGGCCCCATGACCAGCTACGCTGTCCGCACCGGCAGCAACAACTGGAGTGGCAGCGAGCGGATCACCCCGCTATCCTACTACGCCGCCAGACAGTGGGCGCAGGAGCATCTGGGGGCCGAGACCTACGAGGCCGAGTTCGGCGCCGTCACCGAGGATGACAGTCAGGTCACGATCACCCTGTCCCTGCGGGCCGACACTGTCGAGGCGCTGCGCCGCACAGCCTCCAAGGAAGGGCAGTCCCTGAGCGCCTTCGTGGAGCGTGTGCTGCGCCCGGCGTTGGACATTCCTTCCCCGGCGGACAGTCCGGTGTGGGAGAACTAACGCTATGGGCGGCAAGCAGGCCCACCGAGCCGTACCCCGCCCACCGAAAGGAGGTGTGACCCATGCTGACTCCCGTCCCCTGTCCAAAATGCGGCAGCGATGACCTGTCCATCGACTGCTATGACACCATGCGCTACAGCTATACCTACGTCCAGTGCAACAGCTGCCTGCGCCTTGTCAAGACCATGGACAGCCGCGAGGATACCATCCAGCGCTGGAACGATCTGGCCGCCAGATACCGCAAGCGCCGCCCCAAAACGCCCCAATAACCGCCCAGAGAGGACACCCGCCACGGGTGCCCTCTCTCTTTTTGCTTACTGAAAGACCTCCGGCGGGTACCGCTCCTCCCACGGGCGGAAGCTATCCCCCATGATGCGCCGCAGCTCCCTGTCGATGCTCTCCTTGGTGTAGGCGATCTCCTGATCTCCGCCTGCATCCTCCACACAAAGCTGGGCAAAGGCCCGGAAGGTCTCCCGGAAGGCCTCCAGCGCCTCCATGGCCCGCTTGGGGCCGAAGCCAAAGTCCTGCCCCAGCGTGATCAGCATCATGTCCTCGCACTGCTGGATGGTAAAAAGCCGCTGCAGCCGCATATCCTGCCGGTGCTTGGCCTCCATCCGCTGCAAAAATGCACTGGGCTTAGCCATCCTCACCACCTCCGTCCATCTTCGCCCCGCAGTTGGGGCAGTAGTTGTAAACACCATCAATAGACGGGTCAAGAGACCACCACCTACAAAACGGACACCTAAGCTGACTGATCGCGTTAAACGTTTGCGGGATGTATTCCCACCGCCCATGCACCACTGGGGACACATCGGCGGCAGGCGCATCCTCGATATCCTCCACGCCTACCACCATTTCGGCCAACTGCGGCCAGTTGCTGTGGCTTGCGTTGTACTGGTGGGTAAGCAGCGCTTCCCGGTCAATGTAATCAGCCATTGTCGTTTTCCTCCCCATTGAACCACTTCCGCAGTTCGTGCGCGCACGAAACACACAGTTCGTAGTCGTTGTCGTTTATGTCGTTTTTAACTCGCCGCATACCGGCATAGGTGACGGAGTTGAACGGGTTTATCTCCGCTCCGCAACGGTCACACACTCTCTTTGTTGCCATTGTTAGCACCATCCCATTCTAACGGTTTGCCGCACATCGGGCATTTTTCAGCTTTCTGCTCTTCGGCCATCAGCCCCAACTTCCGCTTGCAATTCGGGCAGTACGGTATATGCCACCAGCCGTAACTTCTGCCAAGTTTCCATTTCTTGTCGCGGTAAAAAGGCTTCTTCGGTTCATCCATTGTCAGCACTCCTAAAACAGTTGAATGTGCTTTAGGCCCTTCTCAAGGTCACAGTTCTCGTCAAATCGTTTCGCATCGTCCATCGTGTAAACGTTCGCCAAGTCCTCACGCGCTTTTGCGATGCGATCACTTAGGGTTTTGATTTCGGCATCCAATTCTGCAAGAACCGCAAGCAGTTCATCCTTTTTCTTTTCAATATTCATCCTTCATCGCCTCCAATGCTTTCTCCGCTTCCTTGCGGGTCAGGAATACGGTCTTGCCGACATCACGCGCATCTATAACACCGCAACGCGATGTGTTCAGCACAGTCCTCCCATTAAGTGTGCTTATATCTGTCACAGTAAAACTGTAAACTTGCTCGACCGGGTGACTACAGTACGTCCAAAGCCCGTCGCCCACCTTGCACGGCAGCACCACCAACCGACCGTCCTTGTCGGCCTCGGCCAGCTCCCGCAGGCGGTCATAACCTCCTCCGATGCTGTTCAAAACCGACATCATTGCGCGCCACTCGCCCGACGTACTGTGGACTTCTCCCGGTGCCAGCCCCGTGTCCTCGTAGGCTTTCAGCCGCTCCCACACTTGCTTTTGTGAGCAGTTCCCGCCGTGTTGGCAAGGCAGCTCCCGGCACTGCGCAATGTCGCAGAAGTTCCCATCAAATGTCAGTCTTTCCATCGTTCCACCTCCTGCCCCCAAAACTCACGGCGGCACTTGGGGCAATTCTCCATAGGATTCTCACACCCACCGTACTCGTCCCTCAGACTCTTCGTAATGTCTGCGGGGCAAATGCGGAGGATGCCGTCTTTATCCACTCGTGCCTCCGGCCAATGCTCCAGAAACACGCTCTGTCGGGTCTTATGTGGATGCTCCTTCGCCCACGCCTCGACCACCTGAACAAGCCTTTCGGCGTCATTCATCTCCCATATTATGCCGCATATCATACCATCCGCAGGGCACTGGTTACACCCACGAAAATGCTTACACATCCGGTTTCGCTCCCGGATAAATTCCACTGCATCCATGTCTATCCTCCTTCCCGCCCCGCCTCCGGGGCTTCCCCTCTTACCATCTGCCAGCACCGGCGGAACCACACCATCCACGCCACGCAGCCGGGCCATTGCTTCCCGCCCATCCTCTGGCTGCAGCTGCCCAGATCCTTCGAACGCCTCCGGCAGGTCTTGCAGGGGCAATCCGGCAGCCGGTAGGGCTCTCCCTGCCGCAGTCTCATGCCTCCCCGCCTCCCTCCATCGTTCGGATCACGATCTCCGTCCGGGGGTGCTGCTTGTCATACAGCACCCGGCTTCCGTCGTGGCTGACGAGGATGCCGCTGTGGTCGTCCTCCAACACACCCGCCTCCACCAGCACGTCATCCAGCGCCTCCAACAGGTTTGTCAGATCCA